TACTGTCATCAAAGCTGGTGTGTGGCCACTGTGGTACATATATGTGCGGCGAAAGCGGTACAGGAAGAGGAAAGATAAAGTATCATTATTACAAGTGTATGGCAGTTAAAAAGAAGAAAAACAACTGTAAAAAGAAAACTGTGAGAAAAGAATGGATTGAAGATATTGTTATCAGGGAGATAACCAAAATCATATTTGACGATAATACCATAGAATCCATAATCAGTATGGTTATGAAAATACAGGAAGAAGACAACAAGGAAGTTCCGATGTATGAAAAGCAGCTGGAATCTGTAAAAAGGTCTATTGAAAATATGTTGAATGCCATACAGATGGGTGTGTTTACAAAATCAACAAAACAGCGTCTTGAAGAACTTGAACAGCAGAAGAAAAATCTTGAGCAGCAGATAGCAGAACTGAGTTTCAAAAAGCCAATGCTGAAACCTGAGAATATCCGTAACTGGCTATACAAGCTGAGAACGCTGAATCCGGAAAAGCTGGAACACCGCAGGGTGTTGGTGGATACATTTGTAAACAAAATCTTTCTTTATGATGACAAAATAGTATTTACATTTAACTACAAAAGTGACACTAAAGAGGTCACTTTAAAAGAAATCGAAGTTTCGGATATATTAACCGGCAGGGAGCCAAAAAGAAAGCAGGTCAAAAAGACCTGCTTTTCTTTTGCCTTTTTTCCCTGTCGGCCTTGCCCCAACGACTTATGTCTGTACAGCCACCTTTTGCGGACTGTTAATCTGCATCGGAGCCGAAGCGCCGCCGGTGGCGGATGCAGCGAGGCGGAGATGGAGCAAAACAACGAGTACGAAGAAGGGCGCACCAAGCCCGACTGAGTACGACTATGTTTTGATTCGTATGGTCGTTAATATTTGATATTTGCTTTTCAATTATTTGTTTTAAATTAATTCATATCGTTGGTTCAAGTCCAACAAGGAGAGCCAATTAAAACTAATCCGAAACTTTTACCATTAGGTAATAGCTTCGGATTTGTTTTTTATATTTAAACTATCTTTAATTATTATAAATTTATTACCTTTAAAGGCGTATTTAGTTTTATTACTAAGTACGCCTTCTTTTTATTTATATCATTTTTATAAGTAGAAATTATTTTGTATTGGGAGTTTTGTCAATTTCTGCTGTTCCTTTACCCGGAAATACACACTAGCATAAATGATATGTGCCGTCTTTAACGGCGGCACAGTCAACTGTGAAAAATCAGAATTTGCACATTTCCCATAATTTATTAAATATATTACATTATTAAAAGAAAGGAGTGATAGCTATCAAGGCAGTAATATATGCAAGATATTCTTCAGATAATCAAAGGGAATAATCTATAGAAGGACAGCTGCGAGAATGTGTTGCTTTTGCAGAAAGGTCTGGGTTTACTGTTCTTCAGCATTACATAGACAGAGCATATTCAGCAAAGACTGATAACAGACCAGAGTTTCAGAGAATGATAAATGACAGCCAGAAAAAACTGTTTGATGTTGTAATTGTATGGAAGCTGGACCGCTTTGCCCGAAACAGATATGACAGCGCAAGATACAAAAATCAGCTGAAGAAAAACGGTATCAAAGTGCTTTCTGCCACCGAGTCTATTTCTGAAGGTTCGGAAGGTATTATCCTGGAATCTGTACTTGAAGGTATTGCCGAATATTATTCTGCAGAGCTTTCAGAAAAAGTAATCAGAGGCCATACTGAAAATCTTATCAAAGGCAAATTCAACGGCGGTATGGTTCCCGTTGGATATTGTATAGATGAAAATCAGAATTTTCAGATAGATCCAATAACCGCTCCTTTTGTTGTGGAGATATTCCAGAGATATGACAGGGGAGAATCCAAAACGGAAATTCGTGACTGGCTAAATAAAAATCATATCAAGAACAGCAAGGGAACAGATATGACCTACAGTTCTGTCAGCTCTATACTGACAAACAGAAAATATATCGGTGAGTACAGTTTTCATGGTCATATCAACTATGAAGCTATACCGCCTATAATAGAAAAAGACTTATTTGAGAGGGTACAAATGAGACACGAAAGAAATAAAAAAGCCCCTGCCCATTTCAAGGCAGAGGAAGAATACATACTGTCATCAAAGCTGGTGTGTGGCCACTGTGGTACATATATGTGCGGCGAAAGCGGTACAGGAAGAGGAAAGATAAAGTATCATTATTACAAGTGTATGGCAGTTAAAAAGAAGAAAAACAACTG